GCTGGCATCATGCTCATAGCCTACTACGTCGGACGCTGTGATGGGCAGCGAGAGTCGGTCGATCCCACTGTTCCTGCGCCTCTTGTTGAGGCTGTCGCACAAGTTCGTTGCTCGATGTACGTTGCCGAGGACCTCAGTGCGACGTGGGAAGATGGTGACAGAGCACGTGATGAGTGCTACCACACCATGACTGGCAAGCACTGGTTTGTGCACTGGCAGCGCTTGCACAATCGCTAACCACACACATACACACCCAGCACACGTGCCGGCCTGTACGTCTTGGCCGGCATATGTGTGGCCATGCTGTTGTCGTATGTGTATACAGAGTACGGTATACATCCGTACCCTCCCTCGCCCCTGGGTCTCCGAATTGCAAAGCAAGAGCACATTGTGGATATACGCCATTATGTGTATATCTACATGTTGTCATATGTCATACACCCCCACACCTGTATGGGTTGCCACACCTGTACACATATGTCAATGTGAAACTAATTTTTTCTTTTGCTGTTTTCAAGCCACGCAACAAGGTAGGGGGCCATCCGGCCTTCCGGTTCCGGGGAGACGGGGACTAGCGCTCTACAGCGCCACTATACTAAAAGGGACCTTACCTTGCCAGGTACAGGCGCCTTGATCAGCCCACTGACGTATGCTACTATGCCGCCCATGGGAGCAGTGGCAGCAAGTCCTAGGAACCTTGTAGGCACAGCGAACCCTGCGTCGAAGTTCCCAATCTACGCAGACAAGGTCCTGGAGGCAATGCGTCTCGGCAACACGTTCCGGGCCTCTTGCCGTCAGGTGGGCCTCAACTCAGACCTAGGTCACGAGTGGCTATACAAGGGCAGGAAGTGGCCAGAGAAGTTCCCTGAGTACGCAGCCTGGGCTGAGGCAATGGAACAGGTCAAGGCAGAAGTCCAGGGCGAGATGATCGAGGTCGTTCGCAACACTGCCCTTTCAGGTGCTCCGAATACCTGGCAGGCTGCAGCGTGGTACCTGGAGCGTTCAGATCCGGAGCATTGGTCGAAGCGTGACAGGCTCACTGTCCAGAATGAGGGTGCACCCCTCGTCCAGATCAACCAGGTGATCCTTGGCGACGACGATGCAAGAGAAGCCTCAAGAGACCTTCTCCATCGACTTACAGCAGGTAGCGCAGCTGAGCCCCTCGGGCCTGGCACTCGTGGCGAACTTGCGGAGCGAGTCGGCAGCGGAAGTGGATCTGAGGTCCTCGACGTGGATCCACGCTAGGCACGTCGACTTTCTCGACCAGAAACTAGTGGAACTGTCCGCAGGCGCGCTCGCGCGTGACGGTTACATTGGCCTGATTGTTGAGGAGCCCCCGCGGCACGGCAAGTCAGAGTTGTGCTCGCACTACTTCCCTGCCTGGTATCTCGGTGCGCGTCCTGACCACCGGGTGATCCTCGCGTCATACGAGGCTGACTTTGCCATGTCGTGGGGGCGCAAGACGAGGAACACGCTCGCTGAGTATGGGAAGTACTTCGGCGTTGAGTTGGATCCTGCATCGTCCTCAGCGTCACGGTGGGACCTGAAGGGGCACAAGGGAGGAATGATCACTGCTGGGGTCAGGGGAGCTATCACTGGGCGCGGTGGTAACCTCCTGATCATTGACGATCCGGTGAAGAACTCGGAAGAGGCGAACTCAGAGGTGTATCGTGAGAAGGCCTGGGAGTGGTACACCTCCACATTCCGCACTCGTCTTGAGCCAAACGGCATGATTCTCGTGATTGGCACGCGGTGGCACGAGGACGACCTGATTGGACGCATCGTCGCGCACCAAGAGGATGCGGATATTGGTGGCCGCTTTCTGCGTGTCCGCCTTCCTGCAATTGCAGAGGAACCAGATGAGGACTTTCCTGACGAGGATCCTCTAGGTCGTGCTCCTGGAGAGGCGCTGTTTCCAGAGCGAATCACCCTCAAACACCTGGAGATGACACAGGAGGATGTGGGTCCCTATGTCTGGGGGTCGCTGTACCAGCAGCGTCCGGCTCCTAAGGAGGGAGCACTCTTCTCCAAGGAGTGGTTTGAGGTTGTCCCGGGTGTTCCCTCAGGAGTGAAACTGCGGAAGAAGGTCAGGCGCTGGGATCTTGCCGCGACTAATGAGAAGAAGGGCGAGGATCCTGACTACAGCGTGGGCGCTCTCGTCGGTTTCGGGTCTGACGGGTACTACTACATCCTCGACATCGAGCGTATGAGAGAGACGCCTGGACGCGTCGAGGCGCGTATGTCGAAGATCGCGCACAAGGATGGTCAGGCGACGAGAATCAGGTGTGAGCAGGAGCCTGGGTCCCAAGGGAAGCTGTTTATTCACTCGCTCGCGAGGACGATCTTTCGGCGTTTCGCCTTCAAAGGGGTTCGCTCCACAGGGAACAAGGTTCTCCGAGCAGAAAAGTTCGCAAACGCGGCAGAGCGTGGGGAAGTGAGGGTAATCCGGGCGCCATGGAACAGAGAATTCTTCAAGGAGTTGACCCGCTTCCCGTTTGTGACGCATGATGACCAAGTCGACGCAGTTTCTGGGGCCTTCGAGGACCTCATCTCCCGGTCAGGAAAGGTTGCTGTCTGGTGACAGATCTAGCTTGGGCCCTTCAGCAGTTCCGTAGGTCGCAGATGGATGAATACAGGCGGTATTGCGAGTACTACGAGGGAGAGCAGCCACTTGCGTTCGCGACAGACAAGTTTCGTAACACCTTCGGCTCGACGTTCAAGGAGTTTGCGGAGAATGCCTGTGCTCCTGTTGTTGACTCTCTAGCTGACCGTCTCATCGTGCAGGGATTCCAGTCCTCTCTTGCAACTGTCGTCACGGAGGACATTCCAACCGGGCCTTCTATTCCGGGCGCCCCCCAGGCGACTATGAAGAAGGTCACGATTGAGGATGAGGTCGGGGTCAAGGCACTCGATATCTGGCGTGACTGTAGGATGGACCTCAAGTCGACAGAGGTGCACACAGAATCGCTGAAGGCAGGCGACGCATACGTGATTGTCTGGCCAGATGATGCTGGCAATCCCCAGATCTGGCCACAGCAGGCGATTCAGTGCTGCATCGAGTACGATGTAGACAACCCCCAGGTCACGACTAGGTTCGCTAAGGTCTGGTATGACCTCACGGTACAGCGCTGGCGGATCAACCTGTATCTTCCGGATGCGATCCTCAAGTACGAGCAAAAGACGAAGAGTGACGCCCTTCCAGAGAAGGAAGATGCGTTTACTCTCACCGGGATTGTGCGTAACGAGTATCTCCAGGTTCCTGCGTTCCACTTTCCGAATCAGCGCGCACGCAAGTACGGATATTCTGAGTTGAGAGGAGTAGCTCCCCTACAGGACGCGCTCAACAAGTCGGTCATGGACATGATCATCGCTATGGAGTTCGCCTCGTTCAAGCAGCGGTACGTGATCGGACTTGAGATCGAGATGGACGAGACAACAGGGCAGCCTGTCGATCCGACGTGGCGCAACTATGGCGTCGAGCGGATGATGGCGATTGCTGACTCAGAAGCGAAGGTCGGCCAGTTCGACGCGACGGACCTCGGGCAGTTCCTGAGGGTTCAGGAGAAGTTCTGGGCCTCGATTGCACGGGTTTCAGGAACGCCTCTGCATTACTTCTACATCGTGAACGGTGACTTCCCCTCAGGTGAGGCGATGAAGTCGGCTGAGGTGCGCTTCGTAAAGAGGATCACGGATAGACAGATTGCGTTCGGCAACGTGTGGGAAGACGTGATGCTCTTCTGCTTGAAGATTGCGAACCAACCAGGCCTAGACGACGATACGCGCCTTGAGACGTTGTGGGCTGATGCTGCGCAGAAGACAGAGGCTGAACTTGCAGATACAGCTGTCAAGAAGAAGTCGGTAGGTGTCTCTCGTTCTCAGATTCTCAAAGAGCTGGGGTATGACGACGAGACAATCTACCGTATGCTTCAAGAGGCAGATGCGTATGATGCGAGCAAGATGGCCGCTGAGTCGACGCTAAGGCAGCAGCAGAATGTGGCCCCTGAAAAGCAGGGATCCGGGACGCAGGGCGTCCGAAACCAGCAGTAAGGAGGACAGTACGGATGGATGTTTCTGTTGGACGCGACTCCGGAGGCCTTGCAGTCGAGGTTCCGGGTCTACAGGTGGTCTCGTGGCGCTTCAACTGGCTCTGCGAGAAGTGGTCTGAAGAGGCTGTTGCCCATGTGCGCAAGCGCCTGGGTCTCGCTCCCCTCGCTGAGGTCTCGTCTGAGCTTCTGCGCAAGTTCATCGGCAGGGCAGAAGTCGAAGATGAGATCAAGGGGAACTTGCTCTTGAACGAGGGCATCTCAGAGATGCTCGATCTGATGGCAGGCGAGGGTTCGCCGACTGCCTTCAACACGGCGAATGCACGGATTGGTGTGGGTGACTCGACAACGGCAGCTGCTGCTACGCAGACAGATCTTCAGGCTGCGACAAACAAGACCTACAAGGGAATGAACGGTGTTTACCCGACCCGCACGGCCCAGACAATGGACTGGCAGGCTGACTTCACGTCAGGTGAGGCGAACTACGCCTGGCAGGAGTGGTGCATCGACAACGGAGCGACGGCAGCAAAGACGCTCAACCGCAAGGTCGAGTCGCTCGGAACGAAGGCAACCGGAACCTGGACGCTGACGGGATCGGTCACGATCTCCTAATGCTCAGGATCGACTTCCTGACCCGCACGTTTCTCTCCGTCTTTGCAGCAAAGGCGCAAGAGACACCTGCGGTTGCTGTCACTGTGCCTGGTGGCGATGTCGATGCCGATGCCCTGCGTGGTCAGGTGCAGGTCAAGGTGCAGGCTGCACCTCAGTCGGGAATCAGGTCGCTCTGGCTCCAGGTAGATGGTAGTATCGTAGCGAATACGCGCGTGTCCACCCTCGCGTACACGTGGGACACGACAAGGGCACCTGACGGATCCCATCTCCTCGAGGGTGACGTTCAGTACAAGAACCACAAGTCTGCACAGGATCGGCTAGT